ACGTCTCCTTCCGCCCAACTGGACCTACACTCCTTTCGATTACGCGGCTGGACCGCTAGACCCTGCGATGGGCACACCAGATTAGACGAGCGACACGCACTGTGCCGCCGCCTCGCCGGAACTGATCGTTCCCTCCGAGTTTACCCCTGAGGGTTTCTCGCCAGGATTTTCGTAGCCGACCTCCCTCTCTGAGAGAAGAAGGGAAACGGCAGCGCTCCTCTTCAGGAACGATCACCCGAGCCACCCGTGCTCACACACACCACAAGACCGCCAGGCTTCTCATCCTGGCCCCTCAATGCCCCTACGCCAGGGCACGTCAAAGGCTAGTGGCCGGTCCACGCAAACCCGGAAGACTAGAAACTTCTCGGGACCTAATAACCGGAAGAAGAAGCCAACCGACTTCTATTCCTCACGCGGGCGCCGCTACCCGCACACCATCAAAACAGCGGACTCCTGGTGGTACTCACCAGGGCCCGGCAACTCCGAGTAAGGAGGCAAAGACCCCCGACCGAAATCATGAGCCAAGCTCATAAGAACGGACCAGGGGAAAGGCACCTCTAACGGCGCTGGGAACGGCGCAAGAAACGCCTTCCTAACCTCCGCCCTACTCGGGCGATCCCACCCGTGGAGCCGGCCCGCCGTAAGACGAAACCGGAACTCCGCGTCCTCAGCTGAGAACCAAGGGGCGACAAGGGGGTAATCAAAACGATCACCCTTAGCCGATGTCCTCGAGAGGCAATATAAAATTGCTTCCCTAGTGGACTTAACCGGCGCCCAGCCCTCGGACCACTTCCCAGCCGCGACCTCCACCGAGCCGGAGAAGCGAAGCTCGTCATCCAACAAATCTGGCGGTACGTGCGTGACAAAGTCCGCACACATACCGACGCCATGTTTGAGAGGAGGACGAGGCAACTCGCCACCGCGAAAGTGAAGAAGGTGGAAGATGGAAGCCAGCCGAATGGCAAGCAAACCCCGGAATCCCAACTTGTCGAGTGAGATACGCGCAGAGCGCATCTCAGAGACGTGCCACGAAAAAAATTCGCGGCCCGCCTTAAAACGATAACAAGTCGGGGAGCCCCGAAGGAAGTCCAAAAAGGACCGACCAAGGGACCCGGGATACTCCGCAGGACGGAGCATCCCAAACCGAGGAGACCAAACGGGCTGAAGGGAGTGATCAACCCAACGCAGAAGCGTTGAGTTGAGAGTCCCCCAACCATCCTCCACAGAAGTCTTCGTCTCCTCTACCTCGAGGCCGACGAGACTGACAACTTTAAACCAACGATCAGGAAAATCAAGATCGTTGGTCTGGAAAAGGATATCGTCCCCATTGATAAGAACAGGGACACGACCCGTCCGACCGGTGGACCTAACGGCCCAACGGAAGGAAAGGTAGTTCTGGAGACAGAGGAAGGGAAATGACAGGAGAGAACCCATCATCTGTCCAACCCTCACCTCCAGAGAATCCGAATCCGAGAAGAGAATAGGCCGACACGCCCGACGCGCAAGCTCCTTCACGTTATCAGGAACACTGATAGCATTCGAAAGCATGACGTCAAGCGCCGCCTCCATCACTTCTATCGGAAGATTGTCAGTCGCCGACCGGTAGTCACCGGAGACAAGACGACCCCCACCCTCACGAAAACCGGCACGATGAAGGGACTCCTTTGAAGGAGGCCCACGAAGAAGCCAGTCTCGTTTCGAGAGGTTCCCATAAATTGTCTTATGCAGAGGCTTAAGGAACAAAGCTTCTGCAGGGAACTTCGACAGCGGACGCGGCTTGCCGGCCGACTGAACGACAAGGAGCTCACCACAATACCTAGGGCAGAGACGTGGACCAAGACCGTGAAGAACACGATCAAGGAACCCAGACTGCCCCATAGATAGAGTGCCGAGCGAACCCCCTGCTGATCGCCCCGCCTCACAACAGGATGTGAGAGGCGGGGATGTCGTAAGGCAATACCCCTCATAGGAAGCGTCCCAGCCCTTAGGAAAGAGCCGGGAAGTTTCCTTCTTGACAAAAGAGAGGTAACCGACGGGTAAGACCCGTGGAGCCGAACCAAGACGATTTACCAGGTCGTCAAGAAGACCTGATTCCATGCACCGACAGGAATCAGGGAGAAGCTTCTTAATGGATTGAAAACCCATTTGGAGCGAAACATCGTCAGAAACTGACGACGCAAGAAACTTCTTGACGGCCCGGGCAAAATCCGAACAAGACAGCCCGTCCTCCGGGGAAAAAGGAGGACAAGTGAGTCCAGAAATTGCCTGCCAAGAGCACACTGCCCGATCAATAACGTCACGGGTGGCGTGCTGGAAGGCGCGGCATCGACGCCGCGATTTCTTGACCGCCGGACAAGTTGCAAAAGCCTCGATCATGTCACGAAGACAAAAAGGATCGCACAAGCAACTCGACTATTGAAGAATAATACCTCGGTATTATTCGG